GATGATACTCTTTTATTTGAAAATAGTTAGTTGAGATTGTTTTTAACTCTATAAGATCGTTATTACAAATTAGATCTATCCTTCCTGATATTTTCATTCCCTCAATTTCTCCATTTATTTCAATTTCAGGTTTACAATTTAGTTTTTCTTCAAAATAATGCTCAACTTTCTCATGATACTGTTCACCAAGATCAAGACTAATTTCATTTACTGCTTTCTCAAATTCAAATTTTCTACTAAAATAGCTTTTTCTAAAGCAAATTCCAATTTCGCTAGGAAATATTGTATCTTCTGGATATTTCATTTTGAAACTTTGCTTAACAAATTCTTCATAATTCATAGTTATTCACCGCCAAAGTTGCTAAATCTCATAAAATTAATTATTTGGTTACAAATTTCATCATTAGTTTTTTGGCCTATTTGAAGATCAATATCAAAGGCCTGAAGAATTAATTGTATATCTATACTTTGTTCTTGTCTTCTTGACTGAAGAGTATCACAGATTACATAATTTGTTGTTCTATTAATCTTATCTTGAATGATTTCTACTAAGGCCTTCAAAATTGAGGGATATAAAACTCTTCCATTTATTACTCTTTCATAAGTTTTTTTCACTGCTAATTGTATAATATGAATTCTGTCTAGAATAGCAGAAGTAAATATTTCATAATTGGCTAAATAGTCCTCAAGGTCAGGAGTTTTTAGTCGATCTATTGTCATAGAATATGGATTTCCTGCGTAAATAATTGGAATGCATTTTTGTATAGTTGCTGATTTGGATTCTGAACCGGCCCCTCTTGTCCATATACAATTTTCAATTCCAGTTGATAAAGTTGAATTTATGGCACTCAATTCTTTTGCAGAAAATCCATCTTTCCAAGTTTGTATTTCGTCAAAAATTAGGCCATTTGATAAAAATACTGCACCGTACATATTATTTCTTGCATCATAAACCAAATTCGCATATGTTGGAGATTCGGTATAGTAACGAAAGTTAAAAACTTCCTGAAGAATCATAAAAGTTGTTGTTTTTCCAGTTCCTCTGTTGGAAATTTCGATAAAATTAATTTGTCTTTTTGTGATTGGAGATTTAAAAAGTGGCATTAATCTAGGAAGTGTAAGAAATATATCATTTACTTCCATTTTTGTTGGGTCATATCCGAAAGCCTGAAGAAGAAGGGCATATGTTTGTTTTTCTGAATTAGCTATCTCGAATAATTCTTTTGCAATTTCATAATTATTTGGCGGTTCAATTGAATAAATATCTGATATATACCAATTTTCTACTCCTTTTCTTATTTTTACAAACATATAGCTAGTTACTAAATTATAGAAATCATCTGGATTATCTGCAATTTGATGAGGATCAAAAGAGCCTACAAATCCATTTTGAAATCTTGCTATTATTTCATTTCCTTTAACTTTAAAATTTGTTATCTTAGAGATGAATTTTATTTCATTGAAAAATGGCAAGTTAGAGTTAAAATATTGTTGATCAGTCCCGCGTTTATAAGCCTTTAAAATTCCATTTTTCTTAGATTCTTCAATTTGTTTTTCACCAATTATGAGATTTAAAATTCTTTCAGTATCACGGGGGTTGTAAAAAAATGAGTGAGATTTTACTTTATCTAGAAATTGCGTTGAACTGTTCATGTAGAAAAAAATGATCTATGACGTTTTAAAACTCTTCCTCAACGTTCTTTTTACTTGCCTTTCTCGGTTTTTCCTCTTTTTGTTCTTGTTCTTCTTCTCCTAATTCCAATTCCTCTTCTCTTGGCATGTTACTATTTCTTGGAGTGAATCTTATGTATTCGTTCAGTAAGTCGGCATATTTATTTAAGAATTCACTAATTAGTCTTAAATCCTCTGCATCACTCGCAGTTATTCCTATCTGTTTCCTGAAATTATTAGCTGAATGTATTGTCATACTATATCTTACTGAATTTCCGTTTGGGACAGCATTTAATTGTACAACGATTCGTTTTATACCTTTTATCTTTAAAACTCTTGATGCTATCTTATTATTTTCTTTGGCCTGTTGGCCTAACTCATCTATAATTTGTTTAAGGGATGCCATTTTTCTTCCCTATCTAAAAACTTAGAATATGACATATTTATATATTTATAATGACGTAACTTAGGACATTGTTAGGTCTTAAAAACAGTCGAAAAAAATAATTAACTTATTTGGAAGAATATAGATCTTATTATTTTGGCAATTTTAAGATTATATTTCTTTGACAATTCTTCTAGTTTTTGATAATATAGTTGATCTACTGTAAAAAACACTCTTTCGTCATAAATTTCTCTACTTTCTATTTCTCTAAAGTCTTTTTGTTGATTTAATATTTTGTCTATCTCTTGCTTTATTAGCTCACGTTTTTCATAAAAAAGATTTTTATACTTTGCGGGTATACGTAATTCGATATACTTATTTTTTTGTTTCTTCATACTTTTCTCTTTCAACATCTAACATATAAACGTTCCATATACATTTAAATGTCAGGTTTTCATTTGAGGTTATGGACTATGAAAAAGTTTTTAGCTTTCACTTTCTTTACGCTTACACTTATTT